AAAGAACGATTAACAGTAATTGAGACAAAGCAATTACAATTACAAGAGCTTAAAACTAATATTGAAAATTTAGAGCAAGAAAGTAAAAAAGCACAACATATCTTAATTGAACTAAAATCAGATATTAAATATTAAAAGGATGAATTATGATTAGAAATGCATGGGAAACTCAAATAACATTCAAAGATTGTCAAGTTATCTTAAGAGATAACACAGATGAAGACGACATTCAAATCGGTATTGTTAAAAACGAGCAAAAGACAGTTATATCATTAACTCCAGAAGAAATTACTACTCTGATTGACCAATTAGAAGATTATATTGACCGTGAAGGTCCAATGCCTAAAAAATTATGAAAATAACGATTGAACAATACGGGTGTGAGTATTCAGCTAATTTGAAAGATAAAGTAGAATACATTAATAACGAAATGATAGACAATACCACAAGTGACGATGCATTAAAAATCTTTGTGAAGCTTATGAACTTAGCTGGCTTTAATATGGATGAAAATATAATAGAGTACGAATGAATATAGATGCAATATTAATAGAAGTTTATTTGCAAGGCGTAGAATCAATATTAAATGTTAATGCGCCGAGCTTAGAAGATGTTATAAATGAAGCAAAAGAAAAATTAGATGCCATTCGAGAAGGGAAATAAAGCGAGCAATGGACGACCTAAAGGAGCTAAGTCAAAAAAGACTTTAATCTTAGAGGGTTTTATCCATTCAATATTAGAAGGTGGAGCGGAAAAATTCCATAATGAAGTAATGAAGTTAAATGGTAAAGACTTTATTAATGCTTATAAAGACTTATTAGAATACGGAATGCCAAAATTAGCTAGAATTGAGCCAAAAAAAGATTCTGAAATAAAGGATATACCAAAAATTGAATTTACCTAAACCTACAGATAACCAATTAAATGTTCTTTTGAGTAAAGCTCGAAGGATAATAGCTTATTGTGGTCGTAGAGGTGGAAAGACTCATTTCTTAAAGTACAAAGCTTTGGAAAGAGCTGTTAATTATCCTAATTCAGATATATTATATGTAGCTCCAACATATAGACAAGCTAAAGAATTGTTTTGGTATCCATTTAAGAATATAGTACCGATTGAATACATATCAAAAAAGAATGAAAGTTCATTAAAAATAGAATTTATTAATGGTTCGATTGTTAGGGTTTATGGTGGTAGAAATTATGATTCTATGAGGGGTTTGGGTTTAGACTTAGCTTTGGTTGATGAAACTAGTGATCAAAACGAAGAACTATATAGAGAGGTATTAAATCCAGCTTTAGCAGATAGGAAAGGTTCTATTGTGCTTGCTGGTACTCCTAAAGGTTTTGACTGGGTTTATGATTTAAAAGATAATGAAGAATGGGAGTTTTATTCATGGACTACTTTAGAAGGCGGGTTAGTTGATAAGGAAGAGATTGAAAGAGCTAAGAATGAACTAGACCCTAAAACATTTAGACAAGAATATGAAGCATCATTTGAAAATTATTCAGGGATTATATTTCATGCTTTTTCAGATGAAAATGTAATAGAAAGAGAATTTAAAAGCGGACTCCCGACCACATTGACTTATGATTTTAACGTAAATCCAATGAGTATATTAGTTATTCAAGAAGATCAAGGCAAACATTATGTAGTTAAGGAATTTCAATTAGGAGATTCTAATACAGAAGCAGCGACATTAAGAGCGGTTGAATATTTAAAAGAGAATAATCATAGTGGGATTGTATATGTAACTGGAGATAGTACAGGTAATAATAGAAGTACAATAGGAGGTCCAGGAAAGACAAATTATACAATTACAAGAGAAATATTAGAGTCAAATGGATTTAATCCAGAAATATATACACCAAGAGTCAAGTCAAAAGAAGATGCATTTAATTTAACTAATGGAGCTTTTAAAAACTATAAAGGTGAAATGAAGCTTTTTATAGATAATAATTGCAATTATTTGATTAAGAATTTAAAAAGAGTAACAAGAGAAGATTACGACAAAAAAGACCCTAAGGGTGTTACTCATATTGTGGATGCTTTGACTTATTATCCACACGCATATTTAAAAAACAATAGGAATAGAATAAGTGTTGACTAAACCAGTATATGATGAAGTATTTAATGCAGACTTTACACGGATTTGGCAAGGTACAGACTTTGAAAATGAAGTTAGTGATTTAAGTCTTAAAAGAGCTTTATTGTCTTTTTATAGAGACACTCCCAATGCAATAACATCAAGACGTGATTTGTTATATGCTAATTTAAAAGCTGGTTACTCTGTCGATTCAGACAAAGACATATTAAGGAAATTTAAGTATAAATTAACCACCGATAACTCTTTATTTAAAAGAATAGTTAGAAATTTATGCGATTTGTATGGTCAACCCGAAAGACTAGCAGACGATAAGCTGCAAGATAGATATAATGAAATTGGGTTTAATCATGTACTTAATTCAGTACACGAAGTTGCAAAGATTACAGGTGAATGCGCTATTAGACCTTATGTGAGTCAAGGTGAACTTAATTATTACACTTATATGGCTGATAACTACAGATATAAAACCGATGAATTAGGCAATATTAATGAATTTTGGGTATCATACACAGTCAATAGAGAAACTAAGAAAATAGTAAATAATAATAGTGATATAAAAGCAGATTATGAAAATAGGTATCAAGTCTGGACTGATAATGAGTTCAAGATATTAGATGAAAATTACAATATTATACCACAAGAAGAAAATCCTGATAATATTAATCCTTATGGTTTTATTCCATTTGAGATATTAAGACTAGGTAACCCTACTGACTATCACGAAAATGAATATAACTATTGGAATTTAGCAGAATTACAACTACTAGCAAATCAATTAGACTTTATAACAGATGAAAATTTAATATATGGTACTATTGGAGTATGGTTAGGGATTAATATTGATGGTGGTGAGACTGTTAAGTTAGGTTCAGGAAGGATTTACAAAGCAAAACACTTAGACAATGATATAATGCCCCCGACTTTAGAACATATAACAGCTCAGGCTCAATATATGGATTTAAGGCAGGCAAAAGACTCAATAGTTAGGGAAAAACTAAAGAACTTCGGACTACCTAGCTCTGTAATAGATGATAACAATCAGTTGTCAGGTATTGCAATGAAAATAGATAGGATGGAGTTAGAAGAAATAAGAGCAAAAGATGAAAGTATATTAAAAGCATTTGAAAAAAGACTACATAAAAAAACTATAGATGTTTGTTCTACTGATGGAATAAATTATAATGATGAATTTAATATATCATACTTTAATCAAGATATAACAGACCCCAGAGAAGACTTTCAATATAACGAGATGTTATACAATAAAGGCTTTATATCTCTATCGGAATTTGGTAGAAGATCAGGCATGAGTGGTAGTGATGAGCAAATAAACGAAACTATTTTAAACAATAAAGGAGACTTGAATGAGAGCGTCAGTACAAACGATGCAACAAATCAAGAGCTTAGAACAACAGGACGAGATGAACCAGTTGTTACAACAGTTAGTGAGCAACCAGCGCAAACTAATGAAACAGAATAACGAGATGTTAAACTTAATGAGAGGCGCAGATGCCAACGAAAAAATCACTACTAAATAAAGGATTAACAGAAGAGCAAATTGAAGCACTTATTGATGAAGGGGTTGAGGTAACTGACCCAGAGCCGACACTTGAAGAAATGAAACAAGAATATGAAGGGGCTCAAAAAAGGATTAAAGAACTCAATAAAGAAAGTGAGAAACATCGTAAAAAAGCTAAGGAATTAGAAGAACTAAACTTAGAGCTCAAAAGCAAATTAGATTCTTTTAATGAAGACTTAACTAACACTAAACAAGAAAAAGATACTAAGGAAAATGAATTGACACAATATAAATCAAGATTAGAAGAATTAGAACAAGCTATTAAAGAACGTGATGACTTAAAAGCTAGGTTAGAGTCTTATGAGATAAAAGAACAAAGCCAGAGAGAAAAATTACTTTCTAATCTACCAGAAGAAAAACGTGAGAAGTTTAAAAATTTAGACATTGAGATAATAGAAGAATTTATAAATACTCCAACTAATTCATTAGGTATCAAAAAACCAGCTTTAGAGCAACCAAAAGTGGAATTAGAGACTTTTGCAGATAGAGCTAAAGCACCTTACATAAGTAAGACAAATAAACCTAAATTTATTCATTAAGGAGAATATATAAATGGATTATCCAATACAATGGAGCGGTTACTTTCAAGACGCTCTAACAAGAAAAAACACTATCTATTCGCAAGGATTAGTTAGTGTATCATTCGTACCAGTTAATGAAGTGGCTGGTGAAATTAGCGAAAGATGGTATAACGATGACTTAGAGTCAGTTGTAACACACACTAGAATTGCATCAGCTTCAACTACAGTTACGGCAGGTGCTTTAACATCAGATGTTGAAAAACACGCAGTTTACCAATCTGGATTTGGTATGAAAGAAGCGCAATTTGATGCAATTAGAAAAGGATCATCTGGTATTGATGGAGCTATAACACAAATCGCAGATACAGCAATTAGAGACGATCAAACAATTATGAAAGCTGTACTAGATGGAGTTTTTGCTACTGCTTTAAATTCTACTCATTATACTGACTTCTCGGGTTCAGCAATTTCAGGAAAATTATTTAATGAACTTGCATGGGATTCATTAGGTGAAGCAGCGGACGAGCTAACAACTATCACAATGAACTCTAATACAATGAGAAAACTATCTAATGTTATGGGTTATGATGAAGCTGAAAAATTTGGTATTGCAGCCTCAGGACTTGTAAGAGTTCTTAATGGTTTAAGAGTTGTAGTTAATGATTCAGTTTGTGCAGAGGCTTCTGGTAAATATCCAGTTTATTTAAGCGGTGATAATGCTTTATTTACTGAATATCATGAAAACCTAAGAATTTTAGAAGATGACAAACCAGCTGTAGGTGGTGGAACTAAAGAATACTATGTATATAGAACCGCTAAGTATGGCGCTAATGGCGTTGGATGGGCTTCGAGTTCAGCTCCAACATCTGATACAGACTTAGAGACTGGTTCAAATTGGACTAAAAAATTAGATAATAAACAAATTTTATTACTAAAAGCGGATGTATCATAATGAAAAGAATAGTATTAGCTTTATCAATGATCGCTCTTATAACTTATTCGTTATTTGCTTATAGTAGAACTGTAGTTAATTCATGGTATGCAGCAACTGATACAAGTACTTACGATTTAGACATTGAATTAGATCGTTATCACTATGTTTATGTTGAAACTTACTTAACGGGGTCTGGATATGTAAAAACAGATGTTCAGGCATATATTGGAGACGAGTGGGTTACTGTATTAGATGATGATTCTACAGGTGCAGAGTATGGACAAATTACAATTAAAAATCCAGACTCATTACTTGTAACTGGAGATAAATTAAGACTTGTTAATATTACTACTGTTTCAAGTGGTACTGTTACCTTAGATCAATCAATTACAGGACAAAAGTAAATGTTTAGTTCGTTAGAAGCCAACTCTAGTTATATGAGAGCCTTTGATGAAGTGATGTTGAATTCTACTTCATATCCATCTATTGAAACAATAAAAAAAGATATTGCAAAGGTGGATTTAAAAACTGATATAATTAGACATTTTAGACTTGAAAATAAAACCGATAAAGACGATAGGATAGATGTTTTAAGTAGCACTTATCAGACTGAATTTGAAAGAGCTTTAGCTTTAAGACAACTATTTTACATATTCTTTGAAAGGGGTGGGGAGTTAGGAACAAAAGACTACGAAAGAACAAAGACTTTTGAAAGACTTTACACTCAAGAGGTGAACTCATGGCAAAGAATAAAAGACTCAAATAATACTAATTCTGGTTTTGATGACATTATAAGAGCTTAAAATGGCAATTAAGATTAATAACCTAGACTTAAATAGAATGACTCAAAGCTTAGAGTCTATCTCTGATAATTTAACTATTGAGACTAAAATCAAGGGATTACAAGCCGTAGGTAAAGAAGCAATAAGATTAATTAGAGATAGAACTCGCAGAGGTATTGATAGAGATGGCAGAAGAATACCAGCTTTAACAAGGAATTATAGGCAAGCTAAATTGAATATGATAAGAGGTAAGTGGAGATTTCCAAGAGGTCCACGAGACTCACAATTTAGAGCTAAATCAGTACCTAATCACGGACGATTAACTGGTCATTTCTTTGGTAAAATGGGCTGGGTTATAAGTCAAGGTAAACTAATTCTAGTTTTAAAAGATAATTTAGCTAAAAATAAAGCTAAATGGCTAGAAAGTACTAAAGGTAAAGCCCGTAATGGTAGATCGTACAGTAAAAGGTCTAGAAAAATATGGGGTTTAGCTGATCCAAACACAAATCAAGGCAGAAAAGAACGAGAAGCATTAAGAAAAGCATTTTTTGAGGCAATATGACAACTTTATCGCAAATAAAAAGCCGTATAGCAACCTTAGAGAGCATTTCAGAGCTAAAGGTAACAACTTATATAGGTTATGGATTTGAAGACATTGAGGCTAATAAAGGCATCAGTCATGATGAAATAGCTATAGTTTATGAAGGTGAAAGTCCCGAGATACAACTAATGGATGGAGACCATCAAAACGAGGTAGAGAAAATAGCTATTTATATAACAAGTGTAAATGATGTTATTCAAAGTGCTAGGGAGCTTGCTAGGGGTTTATCGGGTTATACTTTTCAAGACGATTTATTAGATTATAAAACACTTTATTATATAGGTACAACTCCTATAGCTAGAGTTGGCTCTAATGAACAAACTTTAAGATTAGATTTTGAGTGCAAAAATTGATGTTTGGAGCAAAGTGAAAGGGCGTGAAAAGCAGAGGTTAACACCTCAACCTTTATTATCTGTTTGTATAATTACTCAGGACCCGAATGAGATAATAATGAACTTTCCAGACTGGATACAATTAGTAATAGGAGTTAACGGTAAAAGTGACTCTTATCATTCTAAAGTAGATGTATCAAAGAATGGGAGTAAATTAATAACTATCGGGTGGGATAAATTTTCATTTGCTAAAGTCAGAAATACTACGTGTCAACATGCAGACGGTTTATATACCATGCAGTTGGACACAGATGAGGACTTTAGACATTGGGATGAATTAAAAGAGTTGTTAGAAAACAATCAAGATATTGAAGCTTTCACAGTTTCGGTAATATCAATGACTCAAGATTACGAACTAATTAATACCCGTTCCAATAGAATATTCAAAACTGGATATAAATACTGGGGTGCGGTTCATGAAACTATTGATATTGATTTAGATAGTAAATGTGCAAAAGCAGTTAACACGGCTTTAAGAATCAATCATTATGGATATTTTACAGATAATGAAGGGATTTTAAATAAGCTTAGAAGAAATTTAAAGCTGTTTGAAGACAATTACGAACTATTTCAATATGAATATTACAGAAAAAAATATGTAGAAACTATTAATAAATTAAAGGAATTTGAATAATGGCAGTAAAAGCGGCGTCAGGTTCTGGTAATCTAGTCAATGTATATACAACTAGCGGAACAGGATTAGACACTTTAGTATTCACTTTTGACAAAAACACTAGTGAAAACTTTACAGGCGATGTATCTACAGATGACTTAGCAATAGAGCTTGAGTCAATCATAGATAATGCAGACTTTTTAACATTTAAACAAACTTACACAGTATCAGGTGAAGTAACAAGTGAAACAATTACTTATACAGATGCAAGTGAAGACAAGAACATTACAATTCCAGCGGATGCAACTGACTTAATAGCAATTCATCAAGGTGGGGTTATTTCAGGTCAAAGAAAGCTAACAGGATTCCAAACTTTAGTCGGAGTTCAACAAACTTCTAAATCTGCAAATACTACTTCTGGTTACACAGTAACATTAACAGCAGTTCCAGCAGCTACAGACTATGTTTTAAGTTCTGTTATAATTGATGCGGATTTTAACGTAACGGGTTCTAGTGACTTATCAATAAGTCAAGACTCGTATGGTAAAGAAGTATTTGAAACAAATGGTTAATTAACAGGGGTTTAACCAGCCCCTTATTTTTTTTAAAGGTATAGAAATGGCAAAAGTAGAAAAAACAAAAGTAATTAGTGCTAAATTTTTAAATGAATTTAACAAATTGGTAGATAAATATAACCCCGATAAAGAGCTTAACGAATTAGCTCAAGGATCAGGGGATTTATTAGGACTTATAACAAACCTATCAAAAGAAGATGAAAGAAATGACTCTTTAATTAATTCAGTTGCAACTTTATTGAATTTAAGTGCTAATGTAAAGTTAGATAAAAAAAGAAAAGATGAATTAGTTGAATTTAATTGTAAAGCTTATTCAATGATTAAAGAAGTTGATTATGAAGAGGTTTTAGAATTAGATTATATTGAGGTTAAAAAAGAAGTTAATACCTTTCGTGCAACTTATCAATGCTAAATTAGAACAAGTACATTCTTTTATTGAGCATAATAAGATATTTAAACTAGCTAGTATTGAAGCTAAAAAGTCCGAAAAAAAACTAAAAGAAAATAAATGGAAAATACCAGACAAAAGAGAACTAACAACAGAAAAATGGGAGTATTTAGGAAATGTATGGTATTTAGCAGAGAACACAACAGAGTATTTTTACCTAGTCGAAATGGATTACTTAGAGATGATGAAATTGGTAGCATTGAAGATGCTAAGCGAGTATCAAGGCGCAGCTCCAAAGAACTAGACATATTTGATTATATTATGAGCCCTATAGGGCTTTTATTAACTCCTTTCCTTATTATATTACTGTATCCTTTCTTAATAGCATATGGAGTTATTGGAAGTATAAAAAAAAGCCCTGACTAAAAAAGTCAAGGCTTAATTTGAGGTTAAATTACAATTGCAACTAATAAAATATCCTCAATAACAATGCCAATTAAGGTGCGGAGGTTCTTGAATCACTCAAAAAAATTGAGCTGGAATCATGAGAGAATATCAATAACATACAGATAGCATCATTCTACTTTATAAGTATTAATATAACTCATAATCATGAATGCAATATAAAAAAAATATTGAAAAGAAAAAAATATGGCAGATGAAAAAATAATAATAGACTTAGAATTTACCAATAATATTAAATCTACTGTATCAGAACTGCAAAAAAGTTTATCTAAGTTAGATGCGGATTTGAATATTAAAGCAGATACCAAACAAGCTGAAAACGACGTTAAGGGCTTACAGGATCAAATCTCAAAGACTAAAGATACTTCAATCAAAGTTAATGCCGATACTTCGCAGGCTGAAAAGAATATAGATTCATTAAAAACTAAGGCAGAAGGATTAGGCAATATAAAGGCTTTTGACAATTTAGGTAGTTCAGTTGGCAAATTTGGAAAAGTGGTAGGTGGACTTGCTTTAGGTGGAGCAGTAGCAGGTTTAGGTGCGGTAGTTACAAAAGGTGCTGAAGCTGAAAATGCTCTTCAAAAATTAAGTGCTACTACTGGAGTTACTGGTGAAGAATTAGAAGCTTTGAGAAAAAGGAGTTTTGATGCCTTTAGGGCAGGGGTTGGAGAAGATATAGCAAGTGCAACGCAAGCATTAGCTAAAGCAGATAAACAATTAGGTGACTTTCTTAATCCTGACGAGGTAGATGCTTTTGTTCAAAAATCACAGGCTATTGCTGATCTTTATGATAAAGATGTAAGCGAAGTAATTGAAAAATCAAGAGGGTTTATACAAAACTTTGGTTTAGATGGTCAGGAAGCAGGGGATTTAATTGCTTTAGCTATGAGAGATGGACAAAACCAATTAGACGATGTTTTAGATACTTTAGAAGAATATCCAAGTTTATTATCTCAAACGGGTGCTAGCGCTGAAGAGTTTGTAGGAATTTTAACTCGTGGAGTCCAAGAAGGTGCGAGAGATACGGATCGCTTAGCCGATGCAATAAAAGAAGCACAAATAAGAATATTAGCAGGGGATTTTAGTGATGCTTTTGCAGGGCTTACTGAAGGTGCTAATCAGACTGAAAAACAAGTTATAGATACTGTTAATTCGATATTAACTCAAGCTCAATCGGGTGATATTGATATAATAGATGCCATTGGTTTAAGCGCAAATAAAGTAAGTGAAGCTTTGCAAGCTGGGGATATTGACAGAGCTTTAGCAGATCAGATTAACGTAGCAGT